ACACATCTTAATTTTATTGGGATTCATATATTTGTCATAACACATATCAAAGTTATCCAATGACATTTCTATACCCAAGATCTCAATCATCATAATTCGAGAGATAATTCGGCTTAGAATCTCGAAACCATTGTCATCCGAATAATTAGCAGACATATCTTGGGCTGACAAATTTAATGGATCACTACTCTGTTCAATCATTCGAAATGTCGGCTTTTGAATACATCTTCGAAGTTCCTTTTTTGTTTCACTCCATTTATCATCAGTATCACGCAAAAAAATCGTATCGCCTATTAATTCATGGATACACTTTACGAATGGAGATGTTATCGTAGTATCTGAATTTTTACTGATTGATTTTGGAATTTTAGTAGTCGCGATAAACGCTGCGTCTAACATAGGAATTCGGAAACTTCCGTGGTCATGCAAAAGCTTTACCAGTATATCTCTCACTTCCGCAAGACTCATACATGTGATATCTTCTAAATTAGATAACTTATACAACACAATACAACCTATTATACACTCATATGGGTTTCTAAGTATTTGAGTTATTATCGGAATCGAGTATACAACGTAGAAGTAATTAAAGAATGAAGAACTATAGAACGTTGGCATCAAAAAAATCATCTCGATCAACAACTGGTACAATGGAAGATTTCTTGAATAATACCAGAATGATCTAAATGCAATTGTTGGCATCGTGCTATATCCGGTGAAGAAGAAACTAGATAAGTACACGATAGATGCACAGATGGGATATGTTTGGTATGAAACTAATGCAACATCATTGTAGAAAGGACAACCTTCCATCCGAGTGTTGTGCAACACATTTGTATCTAGATTCTTAAAAACTACATAGTGAATTGTTGTCATCGAGAGAACAACAAATGACATTGTTGAAACGATAATATATGTTCCAAATTGACTGCAAATAGCATACAATAAAAACATAATCGACGAATACTCGAGAAGATTCTTTTTGATGTTTTTAATTTTTATCTCTTCTTCTCTCAGTATAGAACCAATAACCATTGCAAATGTATGTGATAACGACATAATGGTATTATGTTCAAAATTGTTGGAGGATACAACATCAAATAAAATTGACTTATTGTGAATGTCTGGCGTCAATGTCGGAACTTTGCAATGAAACCAATAGAATGTGACAAGAATATAAAATGCAGTTGACCATTTTTTCGTAACTCCTAGTCTACCCAAAACATCAAAATACCCAATATAGAAAGATGCCGTATAACTGGCTGATGCAACAAGAATAAACGACAATAGATTTTCAAAACTATGATCTTTCGTAATAAACAACGAGAGAAACTCATTGAACCAAATAAATGTTCCTGTGAAAAAAACATATAATGTTAAAAAATCATACCTATCGTGACCATTTTTTAGATCAAACCTTATACGTGAATGGATTTCTTCCATATAATAGTGTTCGTCGTTTTCACTATCATCGAAATGTACATGAGCAAACTCTTTTTTACCTAGCTGTTCTACAAACCACATATTAGATACATGTGGTTTGTTATTAAATGGTTTATTAAGATATATTATTTTGTGGGTTATCATATATATTCTTTAAAAAATAATAGTTAAATGGACTAAACAGAATCTGTTAATTCTTCATTAATATCAGGAACTAATTTTTTATCTCCAGTGTTTGTGTAGTTTTGACCATCACCATGACCCATATCATAATATATACATGGTCTTGGTATATATATACAATCAGTATATTTCATGACCCTTAACCAATAATCATAATCATCTGCATTTGGCATAGATTTGAAAAAACCAGCCTTTTCCAAAATGGATTTTTCGACAATTACGCTTGAACAAATACAACAATTATTTACTTTCAAGAAATTTAAATCCCAATAAAGATGTAAATTCCCCGTCTCTATAAAATTAGAATTTATAGGTGTTTTAATAAATGATGTAGAATTTTTATACGCATCATGAATATGACTTCTTGCATGGTCTGCATTATATAATTTATATTCTGAACCTGTAACAAACATACCATGACCGCATATTGCATCAGTTGAACACATACTGCAATTTGTTAACTCTAAAACTTCAATTTGAAGTTTAATTTTGTGTGGAAGCCATATATCATCGTCGTCACAAAAAGCAATAAATCTTCCTTTTGCTAACCTAATACCAAAATTTCTCTGATATCCTCCAGGACAAGCAAACCCGTGAATCTGTTTACTATTTACTTCTAAATTAATAATTTTTATACCATTTGCTTCAAAATCATAATCATAGTATTCCTTTTGTGTTGAGCAATCATTTACTACGATAATTTCTATGTTTTTATATGTCTGAGCCTTTATAGATTTGATTGTATTCATTAAATAATAAAATCGATTATATGTTGCAATTACTACACTCACTAGTTCTGGCTCCATTTTTTTAATTTACCAAATATTAAATAATTTTGATTATTCGTCAAATCTTTTACACATTTGTCATTTATAAAAGCCTCAATAAGTTTGAATGTCAGAAGATGTATATTTCTAATAAAACATATATAACTTTATATACGTAATAGACTAATTATTATTCTACTTTGTCGAGGAAGTCTGATGGGTTCAAGTATATTTTCCCTCGGAACATAGAGACATTTTTACATGATAATGGCCATGAAACAGGTTCTGGTACCTTGTTTTTATCAGCTGGTTTATTTTGCCTAGTATCAGCTGGTTTATTTTGCCTAGTATCAGCTGGTTTATTTTGCCGAGTATCAGCTGGTTTATTCTGCCGAGTATCAGCTGGTTTATCTTGCCGAGTGTCAATCGGTTTTATATATTGACATGGTAGGCCTCCAAGTGTACAAGATCCTTTAGAATCCAACGAGCATGGAGATTGACATACTTCAACAGCCTTTTTATACGGGCAAGCTTGATCTCCTAGCTTACAATATCCTTTGGAATCCCAAGAGCATGGTGCTTCACATGCTTCAATATCTGTTGGATTGTAAGCTGGATTTTTGGGATTTACTGGAAAAAAATTTCCACTTTTATCTGGTTTAAGATCCGTACTGGGATATTTTTTTTGTTGATCTGGTGAAGGATTAGGTGGAACGCGGCATCCTTTCGCACAAGTTGTCATATCATAATATTCAGAAGAACTCTTGCAACCTTTATCGGTACCACACCAATAACAAGTAGATCCACTTGCATCATGTGCGATTTGACCACACGTTTCACAACTTGTCGCGGCATCGCACCGACCAGGTGATATTTGCGGTTTGGTAGTTCCATCACCTTCTAATCCTTCGCGAAAACTAATAAAAAACATACTAAATAAAACAACAACTGATACAATCCCTAATGTTTGTTTGAATGTAAATTTATTAAAAAATGAATGCATCTAAAATATAGTTATATAAAAATATATTATTTCATTATATTCCTAGAAAGATCTAACTGACACGAACCATTGTAACTGGAAACAGAAATCCATAATTTTTAAGTATGGTGACTATTTCATTTCGTTTTATATTATCCACTACGATATTAATATCATACTTTGGTATTATCAAATTATTAATTGTAAACATACTCCTTGTATGTAATAACGCGTCTATATCGCCAAACTTAATGTAATCGGTGTTTACACTTAACCACCCATAAAACCCCGATGAATTTATCGTTTCATTATTATACTCATAAGATGATTTGTACTTATTAAACAGATTCATGCTGGAATAAAGTGATGTTTTTCCGTTCGCGTTATAATCTGTACCCGATAAAATACAAACATCCTTAAACTCATCATGTGACATATCAAGTGTATCTAGAATGCCGTGAACATCATACAAGACTGCCGTATGGTTCAAGAGACTAGTGTATCGCAAAATTCTGGGACACCCATAAACAAACATATCCATGTCGTCGCTCATACAACCCCATGCTTTTCCAGATAGAACAAACGACGCACATAGTCCGTCTGCTTCACCAGGTGCATCAATATAAGTTGCACCATACGAGTTTATCAATTGCTTTGTGAGTTGGATATGATTCTTTGTCAAATACACAAACTTCTTCTTAAGAGCATCCATAGATGACGTTATTTCCTGTTTCTCTTCAAAACTAAGCGAATTCGATTGTGATAGCTTCTTCTTGAGATCATTGTATTCTGCTTCCGATTTAACCTTATCTGCTTTGCGTTTCTTGAGAAGTTCTAGTTTTTCATCAGGCGGCATTCCATCAAAGATGAAGATTGGTCTCATGTTGTAGTGTCTGAAAATAGACAGCAATAGGTAGACATTTTCAACTAGTGCATTTTCTGCAACATATCGATATAAATAAATACTTATATCGATAACAATTACCTTTCCTTTTAGTTCAGATAACTGGATCATCTTGATAGAGCTCTTGCAATGCTGCTTCAGATAACGATTTAGATTTGGAATTCCCATTATTATAGTTAGGTTTGGTATATCTAAATATTCAAATAACTAATCATTTTTTAAACTAGTTTACAACCAAGATATGGTGCACAAGAAGAACGCATTGTGAAACCCCTAATTTGTCTACAACGCTTTCTAGTGAATCTTCGTGGTAAACTAAATATTTTGCCGTCTTTGATTCTCTTGCAACTCTTCGCCTTTTTTGAATGCTTGCAACAAGATGGCATATACTATATTATGCATAGAATAAAAATAAGTTTATTTCTTAACGTTTACTGGAACGCCTACGATTCTTTGATTGTTTCTGTTTCCTCGAACGTTTCTGTTTCCTTGAACGTTTCTGTTTCATCGAATGCATCTTACTCTTAGAACGTTTTTTTCTAGAACCTGCATCCTTTTTTTGTCTTTTGCTCGAACCGATATCATCCACTTGTTCTTTAGTAAAATCACCGATCTTTTGATTCATCAACCTAAGATTGTTTAGACTCAATCCTTCTTGTTGACGTTGAAGCGAACGTTGACGTTGTTCGATATATGCAGGAATAGATTTATTTTGTTTTGCAAGAAACTCCTGTGACCATTCAGAACGTTTACGTTTATTATCAGGTTGTTTGTCTCCTTCTCCAACGACTTCTCCTTGTCCAACGACTTCTTCTCCTTCAACGAGTCCTAAATCATCCAAATCATCCAAATTAAATGGTTTCTCATCGTGATTCTCTTCACTACTCATTATGTAATAACAATATATTTTATTACATAAACAACGTGATTTTTACAAATTTCAATCCATTTCACAAATAGTCATCTTCAAGTTTGTATCTAGTTTTCGATCTTCGTAATATTTCACCGCAGATAATAACGCCCTGTTTTTGTGTAACTTGTGTATCAAATCACAATATGCCTTTTGATTTGCTAATGTCTTTGTAAACTGGATCATCGGATCATTCCGATGCTTACACCAACCAAGAAACAAAGGATAATTCATCAACAAAATAGTCTTGACAACATAATACGAGAGAACATTTGTATTCTCCTTGTACAATTCGTCGCGTAATTCTTTGGCTTCTTTCTTCTTCGAGTATAAGTCAGAGTATGATAGACCCATAAAATCCAACACCTTTACCATTTGGAATACACTATGAGCTCTCTCAATATCTAATAACATGATCGTGTTTTCTACAAAAATATCTATATCGAGTTTGTTATCCAAGTGATTGAAACTGCAGAACATAGTATTCATTAACTCCGCCCAGCATTCTGTATAAGATTCAAATAAATTCACCTCCGATGCCACAGGAAAAAGCTGTAACAAGATTCGAGTGCATTCTGCTGTATTCATATCAGAGAAATCTAGTCCAAAATTGTGGATCGTCTCGTGGATAAATACTTTGAACCATTCTTCTTTTCTATATACGAGAATCTCTGATTTTGTAGGACATGTGGTTGTTACACCAGTATTGACATGCATGGCTCCCAATACATCAGTCTCGGTTATGGGTAGATGTTTTGTGAATGGTGTCATGTAAATATATATATCCAGTTCTCTCGAACATCTTATGGCTGCATTGTTGTCTAAAAAATGTAACCATGTCTTCACGTTTTCGGCATACTTATTGTACTTGGATAGTACTGGTTTGGGTTCTTCAACGATAAAATGTATCTTAATTAATCTTCCGTTCAAGTGGATTGTGTATGATATTTGATTCGTCATTTTTGATTCAATGTGACTCCGGATGAGAGGAGGGATGGTGGTGTATAAAAACGATTTAGGTTTAATCATTTGACGATGAAACCCAATATGGCTACTTACAATA